TTTGGAGAAAAAATCATAATGGCAAGAAAAAAAGTGAAAGTTGAACGAAAACCAATGAAGGTTAAACGTACTCGTAAAATTACGGAAGAACAAAGAGAAGCTCTCCGTCAACGTATGATTGAAATGCGTAAGAAGAGGAAACCTGCCGAGTATAAAAATGTCAATAAAACAGTCCTTGCGCTTCCAGACGATGATACCTATTCAGTTAAGAATGTGAAGGAATGGATTAAAGAAACAAAAGAACAGATTTCTCAGTTGAAAAAACAAGCACGAAGTATGCAATCTCTTCCACAAGAAAAACAAAAAGCGTCTAATGTCATAGACCACAAGAAAGCATACATTCGGTATTGTGAATATTATTTGAAAACAGGTGATTGGATTGGGATGTTTTCTGGAAAACACGAAGAACACAAAGTGATTCCAAAGTGCATTGTGATGGCTTATTATCCTGACGGGACTCCTAAGAGGTCTGTGGGGGTGTTCTATCCAGATATTAATATGGTATGGTCAAAAGGAATGGATGAATCAGAATTTATTTCTCATGAAAATAGGGAATATATAAAGACTGAAACTATTGCATTGACTGATAAACAATTTACAGGAGATATGTAATGCCAGAAGTTAATTTTGCTGAAACTCTTGAATTAGTTGCTAAGGCTAAAACAAGAGAAGAAAAACGACAAATTCTTAAAGATAGAGAAAATTTTGCAACCCGTGCATTATTGCAATTAAATTATCATCCAGCAGTTAAATGGAAAATTCCCAAGGGAGCTCCTCCATATATTCCTAATCAAAATACAGCGGATGCATCTCTTCATTTTGAAGTTAAAAAACTAGATTATTATACTGATCCTAGTCCACATGACCTTCCAATGATACGAAGAGAATCTATGTTTGTTCAATTATTAGAACGACTTGACCCAGAAGATGCAAAAATTCTCATTGCGGTTAAAGACCAAAAATTGTCTTATAAGGGGTTATCTTATAAGTTGGTTAAAGATACATGGCCAGACATTCTTCCAGATATTGAAGAAAATAAAGAGGAAACAACGATAGTAGAAGAATAAAAATGTATAAATACATTTACACCTTGGTATTATGAATAAACACAAACATGTGTTTTGAATGATTAACCAAACAAAGGTACGAGTATGGTAAGAGTAGTAAGTTTTCTACTTACTTTTTTGTCTATATTACTCATCACTACACCAACAAACAGTAACGTTTCCAAAATAAAAGAACCACATTATTGGAAACCACTAGTTTTCAATAATACAAAATATTCTCCAAATGATTTAGATTGTTTAGCGAAGAATATTTATTTTGAAGCGGGTGTAGAGAGTACGGCAGGAAAATTAGCAGTAGCAAATGTTACAATAAATCGGATTCTTTCTAATGATTATCCGAATACAGTATGTAAAGTTGTCAAAGAAGGCAAACACTATTTCAGTGCAAGAACAGATACGTGGGAGCCTTTTAGGGACATGTGCCAATTTTCATGGTACTGTGATGGTCGGGGAGATGACCCCAATCCAGGCAGAACATGGAACTCGGCAAAAGACCTTGCGAAAATTGTATTAGAAAAACATCATCAAGATATACTGATTGATATTACTGATGGTGCAACACATTATCATGCAAATTGGATGGAAGTATTCCCAAGATGGAGCGAAAGAAGAAAAGTGTTAGTATCAATAGACCGTCATATTTTTTATGGTTCTATAAAGAGATTCTAAAAAAACTTGACATTTGTGATACAATAAGTTATAATATACCTGTAACTTAAAAAAGGAGCAAAAATGAAATACTTAATATCTACATTATGGTTTGTCCTAATTTTAAGTTCTACATCTTTAGCTGGAGTTAAATATCTGACAGAAGAAGTCTGTCTGCACCCAGCCGGATGTAGGATTATAATGAAAACTGGTGAATGTCCAGATTGTGTAATTAGACAACGAGAAGTTGTTCATACACACGAAGAGGTGATTGTAATAAAAAAAGAGCCGGTTGTTAAAGTGACACCGAAGAAAAAATCCACTGGAAACAAAAAGTGGAAATGTATTATTGGGCCCTGTGATTGGATTGACAAAGATGGGAATTTAAAATCATGAACATACATATAGGTAGGAGAGATAATGCCATATTATGATTACCATTGTACATCTTGTGAACATGAGTTTGAATTGTGCATGAAGATTAGCGAAAGAAACGAACCCACCGAAGAACCCTGTCCTAAATGTTCTGAAGGTGAGGTTAAACTTAAACTTGCCACACCAGTAGTTGGTGATCCTTGGCGTTTTGCAGGAAAAAAGCCGGATGAAGGATTTAGAGATCGCCTAAGAGAAATGAAAAAACATCATAGGGGAAATACAATTGATGTGCGATAATTTCATAAAAAAGGTGACCGTATCTTTTTTCTAAACATACACAATTTTTGAATAATAACGGAGGGTGCCTAATAAGCCCCTCCGTTTTTTATAATGAAACAATTTAATTATGACCTTCTAGAAAATAAAAGAGATCTTCTAGAACAAGACAATTCTGGTGAAGAGAGAGTATATCATGCACCAAAAGGAACCTATCCTTCTGTTACAAGTGTTCTATATCATATAATCAATAAATCTAATATTGAAGCGTGGAGAGCGAGAGTAGGGAAAGAAAAGGCTGATAAAATTACTCATAAGGCTGCAAAACGTGGCACTAGTGTCCATCATATAATTGAAAAATATATGCGAGGTGATGAGAATTATCTTGAGGGTGCAATGTCAGACCATAAAGAATTGGTGTTTGCAGGACTCTCTCAAATAGATGAAAGGATAGATAATATTCGTGGAATTGAATTGGGGATGTGGTCTGATGATTTAAAAATTGCAGGAACATCCGATTTGGTTGCAGATTATGAAGGTGAACTTGCAGTAATCGATTGGAAAACTGCAACTTATATTAAAAAAGAAGAATGGTTATTGTCGTATATTTTACAGGGAACAGCATATAGTCGGATGTTATACGAGTTATATGGATTGATTCCTAAAAAAATAGTAATATGTTCTTTTGTTCGTTTTGATTCTAAAAAATATAATTCAATGATGGATGAAGATATTTACATTGATTGGAGAGTTTTTAATCCACTTGATTATATTCGCCGATTAAAATCGGTTTGTGATGCATATCATTTTGGACAGAAGGAATAACATAAATATTTATGGTATTGATGATAGAGGTGAAATAAGCTAGACAGGACGGCGGTTCGATTCCGCCCGCCTCCACCAATTATACAGGGGGTAGATGAATGATACAAGTAGATTAGTATTGTGGACATTACTCATTGTTGCAGTAGTTATTTTATTAGAATTATTGGAAATGCTTACTGTGTAATTGATGGGGGCGAAAAAGGGTGTTCGACTGTTAGAAATAAAGACCGAAGGAGATACCCAGTTGAGCCACGACTGAAATAGTGCAACTAAAATAATCGCAAACAATGCTGATTATACACCTGCATCTTCTTATGCACTTGCTGCATAATTAGATAGCCGAGTTAGAGGGTTGTCCTCCGGCGGATCACTTGGGAACAGAAGAATTCCGCCACAAACACACACAACACACATAGAGAAAGGACAATATGTCTAATCCATTTGAACTACGATTCAAACTCTTAGAGATGGCACAAGGTTATCTCCAAGACCAAGCTCAACGCAACCAAGATTATGTGACAAGTGCATGGGATCTTGCACAAGAACAAGGTGAAGCAAACATGAAGTTATGGAGTGAACTTCAGCCTGATACTTATTCCATTGAGGATATTAAGAAGAAGGCATCTGAGTTGTATGAATTCGTAGAGAAGAAGTAAATTAATTAAGTTTGGGGAGTCTCAACAACTCCCCAAATTTAACGGAAAGTAAAATGGCAATAGGAAGTAAAAAAGACCGTTTAAAAGATGATAAAATTAATACCGAAGAGGAATTAGTTTATGAATCGGAAGAAAAATTATGGGAGACAAATCCAATGGAAGCGTTGAGATATGAAAAAATAGAAACAAGAAAAAAGTTAAACTGGTGGGCTAGGTTTTCTTTAAGTTTAATTATAGTAACTACTTTTTTGTTTTTGGTGTGGTTATTGTTTTATGCAGCTTTACCACAAGATAGTCGTGATTTAGTGAATATTATGGTGGGAGCCTATGTGGCTGTTCTTGCAAAAGCAACCGATTATTGGTTCAAGGATAAGGATGATCCTGAGCAAAAAGAGTCGGAAAATATGACAAATGGTAATAATGATACGATTTGATTGTGACTTGACAAATGTATTATAATGTGGTATAATTAAGAATAAGAATGGAAGAATTACTTAACATGTATACATCTGAGCAGTATAATATTGAAATTGAAGATATTGTCGAAAGAACCAGTATGAGTTATCTTGATGCAATGCTTTATCACGCTGATGAAAATGGTCTTGAATCGGAAACGGTTGCAGGGCTAATTAATATTAAAACCAAAACTAAATTAAGGGAAGAAGCAGAGAAATTAAATTTCATGCCTAAAACATCAAAACTCCCTATATGATATATCAAGTGACACCGTTTGAAGTATTTCAAAAATATCTTTCGTTGAAACAACATTTCAACAAGCAGGAATATGATTACTTTAAATTTAATGGGAGAGTTCGTGCAAACGAATCCTCATTTGAAAAAAGAAATGACAAACATCATTTTGTACGTTTGTCGAAGATTTACAAAGAAGATGACCTCACAAAATTTCTTGTCTCTAATTTTGTTAAGACAAAGAATATGTGGGTCGGCAATGTAACTTCACCAGAAGGAAGAAGTAATTACATTGCATGGAAGGCCAGAATTCAGAGTCTTCCTTATGTATTTGAAAATGAAATTGATTCATTGTTTGAAGAAAACGAGAATTTTAATGTCATTTTTGATGTGGTGGATGGACAACATCCGCCTATGCTTCGTCATGTATTTGGCGAAGAAGTGTCGTTAGAAACCTTTATTATATTGGATTCTATATTACACTTTATTCCTGTCTTCAATGAGAAGATACAGGAAACGGTCAT